GTCTCTCGCTGCGCTCCAGTCGTCCACGACCCCCCCTAGACGACGGCGGAGGTGATGACCTCGTGAGCAAGGCGCTGGTGGCCGATCTGCACCCGTTCCCGGGCAACCCGCGGCGCGGCGACGTGCCGACCATCGTGGCGTCCCTGGAACGGCTCGGTCAGTACCGCCCCATCGTGGTGAACGCGGGCACCCTGACGGGCCGGCCGAACGAGGTGCTCGCCGGCAACCACACGCTGCTCGCCGCCCGGGAACTGGGCTGGGTGGAGATCGACATCCACCTGGTCGACGTCGACGAGGACGACGCTCGGCGGATCGTGGTGGTCGACAACCGCGCGAACGACAAGGCGACGTATGACGACACCGACCTGGTCGCGATCCTCCAAGCCCTGCCGGACCTGGACGACACCGGCTGGACCCCCGATGAGTTCGAGGCGCTGCTCGCTGGCGTCCGTCCCGAGCCCGACAACGAGGTCGGGGACGAGGCGGACGCCGCCCCGGCGCTACCGCGGGAGGCGGTGACCCAGCCCGGGGACGTGTGGCGGCTCGGGGACTCGGTGCTGGTCTGCGGTGACGCGACGGACCCGCTGGTCTGGGACGCCCTGTTCGACGGGACCGACGCGGTCGCGGACGCGATGTGGACGGACCCGCCGTACGGGGTCGAGTACACCGGCGGCACCGCGGAGGGTCTGACGATCCAGAACGACACCGCGGCCGGGCTGCGGGACCTGCTCGACGGGGCGTTCGGCGGTGCGCGCGAGCGGCTGCGCCCGGGAGCCCCGTGGTACATCGCGCACGCCGACCGGCAGCGGCTGACCTTCGAGCACGCCGCCCGCGAGGCGGGCTTCCTGGTCCGGCAGACCCTGATCTGGGTCAAGAACGCAATGGTGCTCGGGCACAGCGACTACCACTACCGGCACGAGCCGATCCTGTACGGCTTCACCGGCGGCTACGAGGGTCGGCTCGGTCGCGGCGGCCCTGGATGGTGGGGGAACAACGCGCAGGTCAGCGTGTTCGAGGTGCCCAAGCCGCAGGTGAGCGCGGACCACCCGACGATGAAGCCGGTCGCGCTGATCCTGGGCATGCTGACCAACTCGGTCAAGCCGCACGGGGTGGTCTTGGACCCGTTCGCGGGCTCCGGTTCGACCCTGATCGCGGCCCTGCACCGGCACTGCACCGCCCGACTGATCGAACTGGAACCCCGGTACTGCGACGTGATCTGCGCCAGGTACCAGATGTTCACCGGCCAGCAGCCCGTCCGGGACGGCGTGGCCGTCGACTTCCCGGCGCAACCGGTGGTGGCAGCGTGACGGCCCGCGCGAACAACGGTGCGAAGGCGGCACCACCGTCGCTGCGGCTGCTGAAGGGCTACGTTGACACCTCCGGGCAGGCCCGCAACCCCGACGGCACCCCGATCCCGACCCCGCCGCCGTACGTGCGCCTGCCTCCGGTCAAGCCGGAGACGCTGTCGCCGGACGCGGCCCGGATGTGGGACCTGGTGGTGCCGGAACTGACCCGGGTGGAGTTGCTGAAGCCGCTGGACGGGCCGTCCTTGGAGATGGCCTGCGAGACGTACTCGCGCTGGTGCGAGGCGGTGCGGTGGCGACGCGAGCGGGGAGTGCTCGCGTCCAACTCCCAGGGCGTCGTGGTCGCCCCGTGGGCGCGGGTCGAGCAGGAAGCCTCCCGGGAGTTCCGCGGGTGGTGCGCGGAGTACGGGCTGACCCCCGCCGCCGAGAACAAGGTCGGCAAGGTGGGGCCGGCAAGTGACGACGACAACCCGTTCGACACCTAAGTCCGTCCTCGACCGCCTGAAGATCAGCCCGGAGGTCGGGTGGTACCTCGACCAGCGCGGCATCGCGCTGCCGGACACCCCGCCGAAGGTCAAGACGCCCGAACCGCGGGCCGTCAAGGGGGCCAGGTTCGACCCGGCGCGCGTGGACCGGGTGCTGGCGGCGTTCCGCCGGTTGCAGCACGTCGCCGGGCAGTGGGCCGGGCACCCGTTCGTGCCGGACCCGTGGGAGGTCGCCTACATCCTGGCCCCGACGTTCGGCTGGGTGCGCTACGACGACGAGGCCGGCGACTGGGTGCGGATCATCCGCGACCTGTACGTCGACATCCCGCGCAAGAACGGCAAGAGCCTGCTGTGCGCGGCCATCGCGATCTACATGGCGTGCGCCGACGGGGAGCAAGGTGCCCAGGTCGTCACCGCGGCGACCACCCAGGACCAGGCACGGTTCGTGTTCACCCCGATCCGGACCCTCGCGGAGAAGTCCCCGGCGCTGCGGAGCGCGGTCAAGGCGTACCAGACCAAGGTCGTGCACCCGAGGTCAGGGTCGTACATCGAGGTGATCTCGTCTGTGGCGGACGCCCAGCACGGGGCGAACATCCACTGCTGCATCATCGACGAACTGCACGTACACCGGACCGCGGACCTGGTCGAGACGTTGGAGACCGGCCGCGGGTCGCGCACCCAGCCGCTGTCCGTGATCATCACGACCGCCGACTCCGGCCGGCGCAACACGATCTACGACCGCAAGCGCGACTACGTCGAGCGGCTGTCCCGGCGGTCCATCCGGGACCAGAACACCTACGGCGTGGTGTGGGCGGCCGACCGGGGCGACGACCCGTTCGCGGAGGCCACCTGGCGCAAGGCGAACCCCGGGTACGGCGTCTCGCCGTCCCGGGCAGCCCTCGCGGCGGCGGCGGCGAAGGCGAAGAACAGCCCGGCGGACCTGAGCCAGTTCCTGCGACTGCACCTGGGCATCCGCACCAAGCAGGAGACCCGGTTCATCACCCTGGACGCCTGGGACGCCAACGCCGGGATGGCCGTCGTGGAGGCGCAAATGACCGGCCGGGTCGCCTACGGCGGGCTCGACCTGGCGTCGGTGTCGGACATGACCGCGCTGTGCTGGCTGTTCCCGCGCGGCCCCGACGCCGGGTTCGACGTGCTGTGGCGGTTCTGGGTGCCGGAGGAGTCGATCCCTCGGCTCGACGACCGCACCGCCGGGATGGCGACGGTCTGGGTCCGCGACGGGTGGCTGGACGTCACCCCCGGCAACGTCACCGACTACGCCTACGTGCGCGCCACCGTGAACGAGGACCGAGAGCGGTTCGACGTGCACTCCGTCGCGTTCGACATGTGGAACGCCTCGCAGTTGTCCATCGACCTGATGGCCGACGGCCTGGCGATGCAGAAGGTCGGACAGGGCTACGCGTCCATGTCCGCTCCGCTCAAGGAAATCCAGCGGCTCCTGATGACCGGCACGCCGGCCAAGCCGATGCTCCGGCACGGCGGCAACCCGGTGATGCGCTGGATGACCGACAACCTGACCGTGGCGATGGACCCGGCCGGCAACGTCAAACCGGACCGGGCGAGCGCCACCGACAAGATCGACGGCTGGGCGGCCCTGGTGGACGCCATGTCGACGGCCATGACCTCACCGTCGCCCAAGGCCAGCGCGTACACCGAGCGTGGCCTGCGCGTGGTGTGAGGGGGTGCGCGTGTCGACCAGGGCTCTGCGGCGTCATCTCGGCTCGGAGGTCATCGTCAACGTCGCCGAAGGTGACGAGCGCGCGTTCCGCGGCACGCTCGCCGGAGTCACCAGCGAGCACCTGACCCTCCGCGACGCGCAGGTCGTCAGCCCGCGAGGTGCGCCGCTCGGCGGCCTCGCGGTCATCCCGTTGATGAACGTGACCTGGGTGCAGGTGATGTGAGGTGGCCTACCAGCCGCGGTCCGGGGACATCATCTCGCTGTCGGACGAGAAGGCCGGCGCGCTCACCATGAGCGTCCCGCTCTACAACTGGCCCGGGGACTCCACCGACCCGGCGCAGATGTGGAACGAGCAGTCCGCGGTCCGGATCGTCACGAACTACATCGCGCGCAAGGTGTCCGCGGTCCCGTTCCACCTCTACAAGCGGGTCTCCGACACCGACCGGGAGCGGATCACCGACTCGCCGGTTGCCCGGCTGCTGCGCCGGCCGGCACCGGGGCGCGGCTGGTCGCGGTTCGCCGAGCAGTTGGTCCTGGACATGACCGTGCTCGACCGGTGGGCCTGCCTGATCAGCGCGGACGAGGACGGCCCGTACCTCGAACACCTGCCGGCCAACCAGGTCGCCATCGTCACCACCCGCGGCGTGCCGCAGGCGGTCCGGGTGTACGCGGCCGGCACCACCGCCGGCACCGGGTACATCGACGTGCCGCTGGACCGGATGCTGTTCGACGTCGCACCCCAGGTGATCCCGGCCCGGCTCGACCAGGGCAACCCGCGGCTGACCACCCTGTCGTCGATGTTCGCGGAGTTGGACGAGACGGGTGCGTGGCGGCGCGCCGTGGCAGCGAACGGCCCGCAGGTGCCTGCCGTGATCGAGCGACCGGTGGACGCCCCGCAGTGGTCCGACGAGGCGTGGACGCGCTTCAAGACGTCCTGGGACGAGTTCAAGCGGGGCGGCGGCAAGGAAGGTGGCACGCCCGTCCTCGAAGACGGGATGGCGCTGCACGAGGTGAAGGTCTTCACCCCGGACGACGCCTCGGCGTCCGCGTCGCTGCGCAAGATGACCATCGAGGAAGCCGCGATGCTGTTCGGCATCCCCCCGGAACTGGTCGGGGTGCGACCCGGGAACTACTCGAACGTGCAGGCGTTCCGCGAGGTCGAGTACGTCGACGTGCTCGGGTCGTGGGTGACGAACCTGGAAGCGGCGTTCAACCTCGGCCTGGACGCCGCCGGCCTGCTCGACCCGCTGGAGTACGTCGAGGCGAACGTCGAGTCCCGGCTGAAGGGCGCGTTCGAGGAGCAGGCGCAGGTGCTCTCCTCGTCCGTCGGTGCACCGTGGATGACCCGCAACGAGGCCCGCGCTCGGCAGAACCTGCCCGCCATCGAAGGTGGCGACGAGATCATCACCCCGCTCAACGTGCTCGTCGGCGGCCAACCCAACCCGCGGACCCTCGTCGAGGAGCAGGCACCGCTGCCACCAGCGAGCGGCGACGAGGACAGCACCCCGGAGCAGGACGGCGGCGAGAAGGCGCTGGCCTACCCGTGGGAGTCCGGCTGGCCGGAGATCGTCACCGAGTCGAACGGGCTGAAGCGCGACCTGGACCGGTTCTGGAAGGCGCAGCACGCGCGGCTCGTGCAGGCGGCATCCACCATCGAGTCGAACGGCGGCCTGAAGGCGGCCGGCCCCGGTCGCAAGTCGGCGTCCACCACCGAGTGGGTGCTCGCCCAGGAAGACCTGGACCGCATCCTGCTCTACCGGGCGGGGACGATCACGGACGCCGGTGCGAACCAGGTGCTGGCGACCTACAACCCGCTGTCGGAAGGGTTCGACCCGGCGCAGATGCAGGCGTGGGCGAACACCGCCGGGCTGAACAACGCAGCGCTGTGGTCGGAGGCGCTCAGCCAGCGGATCGCCGAACTGCTGGTCGCGGACGACGACCTGTGGGAGGCGTTCCTCGCCGACCCCGCTGGCGGCAAGGCGATGATCGACCGCTACGCGCGGACGTGGTCGACGGAGTTCGCCGAGTTCGGCCGGCACGACGCGGCCCGCGCCTCCGGCCTGCAGTTCAAGACGTGGCGGACGGTCTCGACCAACCCGCGGTCCAGCCACTCGGCGCTGTCCGGCGTGACGGTGCCCATCAACGAGGCGTTCTCGAACGGCTGCGCCTATCCCGGCGACTGGCGTGGCGGCGCGGACGAGGTCGCCAACTGCCGGTGCCGCGTCGACTACTCCACCGGGCAGTGAAGGGACCACGGCCATGAGCACCAGCACCATCGCCCGCACCAAGACGGTCCGGGCCTCGATCAAGTCGACGGGCGCGGACGAGGGCACGGCGCTGGAGGACGGCCAGTTCCGGGCGCTGGTCTCGGTGTTCAACAACGTCGACTCCTACGGCGAGCGGGTCACGCCCGGCGCGTTCACCGACACCCTGAAGGACTGGGAGACCCGCGGCGACCCGATCCCGGTGATCTGGTCGCACGACTGGGGGAACCCGTTCGCGCACATCGGGCACGTCGTGAAGGCCACCGAGACCGACGACGGGCTCGAAGTGATCGGGCAACTCGACGTCGAGGACGAGCGGTCGCTGGCGGCGCAGGTGTACCGGCTGATGAAGGGCCGGCGGGTCACCCAGTTCTCGTTCGCCTACGACGTGACGGACGGCGGCTGGGTCAGCGAGAAGAAGTCCACGAGCGACGACGACGGCGAGGACGACTCCGGCGACGACGACGACGAGCAGGACGTCTACGAGTTGCGGGCGCTGCGGCTGCACGAGGTCGGGCCGTGCCTGCTCGGGGTGAACCAGTCCACCGAACTGCTCGACATCAAGGCGCTGGTCCGCGACGAGGTCGTCTCGGCCCTCGCTCGCAGCGCCGTGGCAACCACCATCTCCGGTGCGCAGGTCGCACCGGCCAAGCAGGGCAGCAGCAGCCAGGTTCATGAACCGCGAGACGGTGCACCGGCCCCGACGCCGGCGGCACCCGCTCCGCCACGCATGCACTCCGCGAGCGTCCTCGCCCTGATCGACACCCAACTTCCAGAAGGGATCAACTGACATGGGTGTGATCGAGACCCTCGAAGCGGAGCGCGTGGACATCGCCAAGGCGCTGCGCGACCTCGCGGTCAAGGCGGAGCAGGAGAACGGCGGCGTCATCGACGGGCCGCTCCTGGACCAGGTGAACAGCCTGAAGGAGAAGTTCATCGGGAAGGGCTCCGAGATCGAGCGTGCGCGCTCGCTCGTGGCGACCCACTCCGAGATCGACGCGTTCCTGTCCGACGGGGACGCCGCCGACCTCAACGCCGAGGTGCTGAAGGGCACCCAGGTCGGGCTCGGCGGCAAGCGCGCCAAGTCCGTGGGTGGCATCTTCACCGGCTCGGACAACTACAAGGCCCTGATGCACCAGTTCCCGAACGGGATCGGGGAGACCACCAAGGGCATCAACTCCGGCCCGGTGCAGGTGCCCGGCGGCCTGAAGGCGCTGCTCACCGGTGCCGACCACACCGCGTCGGCCGGCACCCTGGTGCGGCCCGACTACTACGGGGTGGTGCCGTACCCGACGACGCCGTTCGGGCTGCGCAACCTGATCACGACCGGCACCACCGGCTCGGACAAGATCGAGTACGCGCAGTACCTGCCGATCACCGCCCCCGGCGGCTCGACGAACAACGCCGCCGTGGTCAAGGAGGCCACGACCGTCGGTGGCACGGACGGCACCAAGCCGCAGTCGGACATGAAGTTCAAGAAGGCGTCCGCGGACGTGCTGACCATCGCGCACTGGATCGCCGCCACCAAGCGGGCGCTCTCGGACGCGGCGCAACTTCGCACGTACATCGACGCGTTCCTCCGGGACGGCATCGCCCGCAAGATCGACGAACTGATCATCAGCGGCGACAAGGACACGCCCACCGCCCCCGACCAGGAGGAGTGGGACGGCATCCTGAACACCGCCGGTGTGCAGGACGTCCCGTTCGACACCGACGCGGTGACCGTCTCGCGCAAGATCATCACCGCGGTCACGAACGTCGGTGGCGTCGTCACCGGCTTCGCGGTGTCCCCGGCCGTGGCGGAGAGCATCGACCTCGCCAAGGACGGCAACGACCGCTACCTCGGCAACGGTCCGTTCTCGGTGGGACCCAACACGCTGTGGGGGGTGCCGCGGGTCACCGTCTACGGCATCCCGGACGACGTGATCATCGGCGGCCAGTTCACGACCTGCATCCTGTGGGACCGCGAGCAGACCACCGTCACCGCGACCGACGCGCACGCGGACTTCTTCGTGCGCAACATCGTCGCCATCCTCGCGGAGGCCCGTGCGGCGTTCGCGGTGATGAACCCGCAACTGCTCGCCATCGGGCACACCGAGGCCACCACGCCGTAGCGGACCGGGCGCAGGGCCGGGGCGGGCGGACGTCACCCAACCTCCCCGGCCCTGCGTCCCTCAACCGAAGGGAGCAACCGATGAAGGTCGTCAACGGCATCCGCGTCAAGGACAAGGACGCGACGGAGGACGCCCCGAGCAAGCGTCGGGACGCCGCCCAGAACAAGGCACGCGGCACCGCGAGCACCAAGGACGTGCCACCGGTGAAGCCGGTCACATCCAGCGACGTGAAGGGCGACGGCGGTGGACGATCCGCCACTGGCTGACGCGGCCGACCTCGCCATCGCGCTCGGCGTCCCCGTGGGCGACGAGCGCCTCAACCAGGCGCTCGTCGAGTCCTCGAACCGGTTCCGTGGGGCGGTGCGGCACTACGTCTCCAAGGAGACGCGCACCGTCACGCTGGACGGTCGCGGCTACCGCGCGCTGCGGCTGCCGTCGCTGAACGTCGACCCGGCCAGCGTGGTCGTCGACGTCGACGACGGCAGCACGCCCGAGGTGATGGTCTCCACGGCCGGCGTCATCGCACGTCGGGACGGCGCGGTGTTCCCTGTCGGGTTCGGCAACGTCACGGTGACCTACGACGCGGGCTACCCGGAGGACGCGATCCCCGGGGACATCCAGGCCGCCGTCATCGACCAGGCGAAGGTCATCTACACCGCCCAGCGCGGGGTGCAGTCGATGCAGGTCGGCGGGATCAGCCTGGTGCAGTCCACCACCGACACCGTCGGCGTCACCCAGCAGTGGGTGGACGTCGTCGCGGCGTACCGGATCAGGGTCGGCGACCGGGCGTGATCTTCACCCAGCACCTGACGCGGCTGCGCGTCGCGACCCGCGTCACCCGCGGCGGGGACGTGGTGCCGGACTGGTCGCTGGAACCGGACGCGCTGGAGATCGACCGGGTGTCCGTGCAGCCGTCCAGCCAGCAGGAGGCCGTCACCGAGTCCTCCAACGTCCGCTCCCAGCGGTGGCGGGTGCTGTCCGCACCCGGCACCTGGCCGGACGTGCGAGCACAGGACCGGGTGCTGTTCGACGGGAACACCTTCGAGGTCGAGGGTGACGTCGCGGCCTGGCCGAACCCGTGGAACGGCGAGGTGCACCACGTCGAGTTCGGCATGTACCGCGTCGAGGGCGGCTGACGTGACCGTCGTGCGGCTGCTGGACGTCCGGCTGGACTCCGCCGGGCTGTCCGCGATCCTGTCCGGCCCCGAGGTCCGCGGGCTCGTCCTGGACGCCGCCAACCGCGTCGCGTCCAGCGCTCGTGCCGGCGTGGGTCGGACCGGGCGGGTCACCGTCGAGACGTACGTGGCGCGCGGCGGACGGATGCTCGGCAGCCGCGTCGCCGCCGCGGTCGTCGTGGTCGGGTCCGGGATGGAAGCCAAGTACGGGGTGCTCGCACAGGGCGCTGCCGCAGCAGGGCTACAGGTCCACCGGTGAACAAGCCGCTGGTGTTGTACGGCGACGCACAGGCGTCCGCCGCGGACTACCTGCGCGTCGCGCTCGCCGGCCGGCCGGAGCCGTACACCGACGGCGTCACCGTCGGCACCCGCATCCCCGCCAGCCGCGACCTGGACACGCCGGCGCTCCCGTACGTGATGGTCGTGCAAGACGGGCCAGGCCAGGTGCGTGGCCTGGCGCTGACGGTCGTCACGCTGCGCTCGACGACCTGGGCGTCCAACGAGGACGTCGCCTACGACCTCGCGCAGATGTGCCACGGGCTGCTGCTGCTGCACTCCGGCACGGTCATCCGATCCACCTTGCCGCTGCTGTCCGTCTACCCGGCGGTCGACCCGGACACCGGGGAGCCCATCGCGTCGTTCTCGATCACCGCGAACCTGCGCGCGGTCGTCACGGTCTGACCCCCACCCGCATCACCATCCACACCCACCGAAAGGGGCACCCCGACATGGCCGGGAACCCGGACAACGCAGCATTGTGGGCCGAGGCCGACGTCTATGTCGCTCCTCTCGGCACCGCCGCACCCACCGACGGAAGCGCGGTCTTCCCCGTCGGCTGGGTCGCCGTCGGACTGCTCGACGGCGACGACGGCTTCACCACCACCCGCGACCAGGACACCAACGACCTGTACGCGTGGGGCGGCATCCTGGTCCGCACCTCCCGCGCGCACTTCAAGTTGACGAAGGGCTTCTCCGTCCTGGAGGACAACGTCACGACCCGCAGCCTCATCTGGCCCGGGTCGACCGCGGGCACCATCGTGGTGCCGCGCCCGGAGTCGGTCCTGCTCGCCTTCGAGACCCGGGAGCCGGGCACCGGGAAGGTCCACCGGCTGATCACCGCGAACAGCGCACAGGTCGACGTGGACGGCGACGTCACCGAGAACGAGACGGACCTGACCAAGTACGCGCTGGTCGCGACCATCTTCCCGACCGGCGACGGCACCCTGTTCACCGAGCAGGTCGTTCCCCCCGCCGCTGGCGGCGGTGCCCTCGCGGCCCCGCAGGACGAGGCGGTCACGGACGCGGTCGTCGTGGACGAGCCGGCCCCGGCCGTCAAGGGCGAGCGCGTCTCGGCCTGACCGCACTCCTCGGCGGGCGGCTCCGCGGTGTGAACCGCCCGCCGAGGTCCACACCGCGCACACCGCAGAACCCGGGGAACCCCGATGCCGACCGTGCCCGCGTTCACCAGAGAGCAGGTCGAGGTCAAGGCCCGCGAGATGGGCCTGGCCGACGGTGAGGGTGACCTCGCCGACCAGGCGATGCGCGTCGCGCATCACGCACTGGCGACCGAGTTCATCGATTCGCTTCGACCGACGGTCACCGTCGGGACGACCCACGACCTGACGGTCACCGTCGAGGTCGCCCTGGACGGGCTCGTCGTCGGCGCGTCCGTCACCCACGTACCACTCTCGGAAGGACCCACACCGCGATGAGCACCACCACGGACAAGCCAGTCGTCGACCTCAACCTGGACAGCCTCGCCAAGGAGGCGCACTCCGAGCCGTACCACGTCGTCCTCGGCGGGAAGCGGTTCGTGCTCGTGCACGCCGGCGTCCTGGACGCCTTCGAGTTGTTCGACGCGATGAGCAAGCCGGAGCCGCACGCGACCCTCGCCGTGCTCGGGCTCGCGCTCGGCAAGGACGGCATGGTCGCCCTGCGCGGCGCGCACCCGTCGTTCGAGCAGATGCAGGCGACGATCAAGGGCTACTTCGCGCACTCGGGCCTGGCCGTCCCGGAAGACTGAGCCTGCCCGGGAGGCGGACGGCGGCCACGCTGCGCCGCTACCCGAGGCAGGTGCGCGCGGACGTACGCCGCTTCTACCACACCGACCTGCTCACCCTGTCCGCCCCGGAGATCGTGGCGCTGGTCAACGACCTGATGTCGCTGGACTCCTCGACGGCCCGTGCGGTCAACCACGGCCCGGTCTGGCAGGCCGAGCACTACCTCGCGGCGGACCTCTGGGGCGCGTTCACCGGCAAGGCCCACCCCGCTCGACCGTCCAAGTCCGGCGTGCGGATCGCCCGCGAGCAGGACCCGCGCTTCCTCGCGGCACGGGAACGCGCACGGGCTCGCGCCCGGCAGCGTGCCCGAGACATCGACGCCGGTGTGATCACCTGAGCCGGGGGTGAGCGTGCAGACCGCAGGCTACGCCGCCCTACAGATCGTCCCCACGATGAAGGGCGCACGGGCCGCCCTCACCACGGAGATGACCGGCGCGCTCGGCGGTGCCGAGCAGGCCGCATCCCGGGCAGGCGACAGCGCCGGCTCCGGGTTCGCCTCCGGGTTCGCCGGTGCGCTGGGCACCGTCGGGAAGGTCGCCGGCGCGGCACTGCTCGCCGGCGCAGCCGCGGTCGGCGCGTTCGGCATCGCCGCGGTCAAGGCAGGCATCGACTTCAACACCCTCGGGCAGACGTCCCGGGCGGCGCTGACCACGCTGCTCGGCTCCGCCGAGGCTGCCAACGCCCAGATGAACGCGCTGGACGACTTCGCCCGGAAGTCGCCGTTCGCCAAGCAGGTGTTCATCTCCGCCCAGCAGCAGTTGATCGGCTTCGGCGTCGCCGCCGAGGACGTGCTGCCCACGCTCGACGCGATCCAGAACGCGGTGGCCGCGACCGGCGGGTCCAGCGAGCAGATCGGTGAGATCACCGGCGTCCTGGCGCAGATCAGTTCCGCCGGGAAGATCACCGGCACCGACCTGATGCAGTTGGCGAGCCGAGGCATCGACGCCGCCACCCTGATCGGCGACCAGTTGGGCAAGACCGGTCCGCAGATCAAGACCATGATCACCAAGGGCACCCTGGACTCCGAGGTCGCCCTGGACGCACTGACGTCCGGGATGGCCGCCAAGTTCGAGGGTGCCGCCGCCGGGGTGAAGAACACCTGGACCGGTGCGATGGACCGGGTCAAGGGCGCGATGCGCGACGTGGGGTCCGCCCTGGTCGAGCCGTTCATCTCCAAGGCCGGCGGCGGGTACGCGGTGACCTGGGCGAACCAGGTCGCTGACCTGATGCGCCGGCTCATCCCCGTCATCGAGCCGCTGGCGGTGGCGTTCGCGGACAAGATCGCGCCTGCCATCACGAAGGCGTTCGACGCGGTGAACCTGCTGTTCGACCGGTTCGCGTCCGTCGACCCGACGGCCCTCGCAGGCGGCCTCGGGGACGGTCTGTCCGGGCTGGCACCGATCCTCGCGGGGCTCACCGGCGCGATCCCCGGGGTGCTGTCGAACATCCCGATCATCGGGGACGCGTTCGAGGGCGTCAGCGGTCCGATGGGTGTGGTCATCGGGCTGTTCACCGCCATGATCGCCGCGTCGCCGGAACTGCGGTCCGCGCTGGGTGACGTGTTCTCCGCGCTGAGCAACGCCGTCCAGTCGCTGAAGCCCGTCTTCGACGTCCTGATCGGTGCCGTGTCCCAGGCGCTCGGCGCGCTCGGCGGCGCGCTCGCCAGCAGCATCGGCGCGATCCTGCCGCCGCTCGCCGTCGCGGTGCAGGCCGCGCTGCCCGCCCTGACGAGCCTGGCGAACGTCGTCGGCGTGGCGCTGGTCGGCGCGGTGGAGGCGCTGGCCCCCGTGTTCGTGGGGCTCGCCACGGCCCTCGCGGGCAGCATCGGATCGCTGATCCCTGCGCTCATCCCCATCTTCGCCTCGCTGGTCACCGTCGTCGCGCAACTCGTCCCGATGGTCTCCGGGCTCGCGGGGACCCTCGGGACCGCGCTGCTCGACGCGGTCGCGTCCCTCGCACCGGTGTTCGTCTCGCTGCTCACCACGCTGGTGTCGACCGCGTCCGCTCTGCTCCCGGTGCTGCTGCCGATCTTCGAGTCGCTGGTCGCACTGCTCCCCAGCCTGGTGCCTCTGTTCGCCTCACTGGCCGGGGTGCTCGGGCAGGCCCTGCTGACGGCCGTCACCACGCTGGCCCCGGCGGTCGTCCAGGTCGCGGCGGCGCTCGGCCCGACCCTGGTGCCCGTGCTCGCCTCGCTGGTCGCGAGCATCGGGGAAGTGCTCCCGATGCTGCTGCCGCTCATCCCGGCGTTCCTGGACGCGGCTCTCGCCATCCTCCCGCTGGTGCCGATGCTTGCGAACCTGGCGGCGAGCCTCATCACGTTCGTGACGCCACTGGTCACCTCGAAGGAGGCCGTGCTCGCGCTGGTCGCCGCGTACGTGGTGTGGAAGTCGGTGCAGGCCGGCATCGCCATCGCCGGGATGATCACGCAACTGTGGACCCAGACCACCGCCGTGTACGCGTCGACCACGGCGTGGATCGCCAACACCTCCGCGATGCTCGCCAGCAAGGCGCAGACGGTGATCCTGTCCGCGATGTACGCGAAGGACTTCCTGATCTCGCTGGCGCGGTCCACCGGCGCGGTCGTCGCTCAGACCGCCGCGTGGCTCGTGCAGCAGGGTGCGCTGATCGCGTTGAAGGTCGCGATCCTGGCTCAACTCGCCGTCCAGAACGCGGTCAAGGTCGCGACCACCCTGTGGACGGCTGCCCAGTGGTTGCTCAACGCAGCCCTCCTCGCCAACCCCATCGTGCTGATCGTGGCCGGGATCATCCTGCTCATCGGCGTCATCGTCCTGATCGCCACCAAGACGACCTGGTTCCAGGACATCTGGACCGCGGTGTGGGACTGGATCAAGGGCGCGGCCGAGGCGGTCGTCTCCTGGTTCACCGACACGCTGGTGCCCTGGTTCGGCTCGGTGTGGGAGTCGATCAGCACCGCGGTGGAGACAGCGTGGAACGGGATCGTCGCGTGGGTGACGAGCGTCTGGCAGGGCATCGTCGACTTCGCGATGGCGGTGTTCGGGGCCTACGTCGGCTTCTGGACGGGCATCTGGAACGCGGTCCGCGACGCGGTCATGACGGTGTGGAACGGCATCGTCGACTGGATCAAGGGCATCCCCGAGCGGTTCATGGCGGGCCTCGCCATGCTCGGGAACCTGGCGTCCACCATCGGCGGCTGGGTCAGCGACGCGTACAACGCCGCCGTCGGCAAGTTCAACGAGATGGTCGACTACGTCAAGGGCCTGCCCGGGTCGATCATGACCGGGCTCGGTGACCTGTCCCGGACGCTCCTGTCCGTCGGCGAAGACCTGATCCAGGGCCTAATCGACGGCGTCGGGAACATGGCGAAGGCCGTCACCGACAAGGCCATGGGCGTCGTCAACGGCGCGGTCGACGCCGTGAAGAACTTCCTCGGCATCTCCTCGCCGTCGACCCTGTTCGCCGAGATCGGCACCAACATGATCTCCGGCATGGTCATCGGCGTCGCCGGCATGGCGACCGAGGCCGCCGGCGCGGTCGTCGGTGTGGCCGAGGCGATGGCGGACGCCGCCGCCGCCTCGACGGTCAGCATCCCGGTCACCGCAACCGCCCAGACGGTGAGCGCCCCGCTGGCGGTGTCCGGGTACGGGATGGCCGACCCCAACTCGAACCCGATGATGGGCACCTCGGTTGCCACCCAGGGCCTGCCCGGCACGATCACCCTGCTCGACGCCGACGGTTCGATCCTGACCCGCGCTCGGGTCGTCGCCGACGGTGCGCTCGCCGAGCAGAGCCGGGCGACCAGCGCGACACGGCAGACCGCCGGGAGGTCGTACTGATGGCCGGGATCGCCGTCGAGGCACTGCCGAACGAGGTGCCACCCCAGGTCGGGATCACGATCACGGGACTCGACCCCGGCGCGCCGTCGACCATCCGGGTGGACGTCTCCTGGGACGGCGTGACGTGGACCTCGGTGCGCGGCGCGTTGTCGCTGACGGTGACCGGGGACGTGTTCCTGCGCGACCACGTCCCACCGCTCAACGTGCAAGCCGCCTACCGGCTGACGGTGCTCGCCGGCACGACCATCCCGGACACGCTCTCGGCGTCGACCCTGGTGCCCTCGTCGACGATGTGGGTGCAGAACCCGCTGTCGCCGCACGACGCGTTCCCGGTCGTGATCGGTGCGCTCCCGTCCGACGGCCGGGTCGGGCTGCTCGACCCGGCGCTGGGCTCCGCGTCCTGGCAGCAGCACACCGACACCGCCGTGCCGGAGGGTGCCTCGCTGCCTGTCGCGTCGGTCTCGACGCGGCTGCGCGCGGCGGACGTCGTCCTCACCCTCGGGTACATCCAGAGCGTGCACGACGGCACGGTGCGCAACCTGCTGATGTCGACCGGCCCGGTGGTGATCCGGGGACTGCCGGTGCGCTACCTGCTCGACGACGTCGCGCACGTCGTCCTGGGCGACCTGACGGAGACCAGGCTCGACTACGGCAACCGGCAGATCACCACCTGGGCTCTGACGGCCCGCTCCGTGCGTGCGTCCGCTCAGGCCATCGCGGTGCCGTGGTGGACCTACCAGGCGGTCGTCGCGCTGTGGGCACCCAGCACCTACGACCAGGTCAAGGCAGCCCGCCCGGGTGCGACGTACCTCGACTGGCAGCGCGACCCCCGGGTGCCATAGCCGTGCGCCTGACGTCCGCGCTGTTCGACTCGGAGGTCACCGGCACCACCTTCGGGGACCGCCTCGAAGTCAACGCGTGGCGCGGCGGCGTGCTGCTCGCCGGGAACCTGCCGATCACCGGGTGGTCGCTCGGGTGGGACGCCGACCGCCAGGTGCAAGGGCAGGCGTCGTTCACCGTCGCGGACCCGGACGGCGACCTCGCGCCGTGGGGCCTGGCCGACGCGCTCGGCCCCGGCGGCTCGCGGCTCCAGGCGACGTGGGTGTCCGGGCTGACCGGCACGCGCGTCCCGCTCGGCTGGTGGCGCATCCGCAAGGCCGACCCGCACGAGTCGTGGCTGCTGACCCGGGTGCCGTCGACGAGCACCGCGCCAGGACCGGTGACCGCCATCAACCTGATCACCAACCCGAGCATGGAGACGGCCGGGGTCGCGAACAGCCAGACGGTCCGCACCAACCTGTGCCTGACCCCTCGGGTCGCCGTCGGCACCACCGGCTGGACCTGGGCGGCAGGCGTCAGCGAGGTTGGCACCACCACCCAGATCACCGGCGCAGTCGACGGCCCGACGCTGCCGGACGGCTCGGTCTGCTCGACGTACATGCGCCGCAGCATCACGACCGCCAAGACGAACAGTTCCACGGGCTGGCAGATCGCCGGTGCCTCCGTGCTGCCGACGGTCATCACAGCAGGGGACCTGTACACGGCGTCGCTGTGGGTCCGCTCGTCGGTGGCGACGACACTCAGCGGCTTCCGGCTGCAAGGTCGCAACGGCTCGACGTCCGTGGGTTTCGCGGACGCCCTCACCATCCCACTGGCCGCGAACGTGTGGACGCTGCTCTCGGTGACGACGACCGCTGCGACGCTCACCGGTGCTGGAGACAACCTCCTGGTCTGGCCGTACCAGACGGCCGCGGTCGTCCAGCCCGCCGGTTCCACGATGGACGCCACCGCCCTCATCGTGGAGGAGGCCCCCCTCGCCCGCCCCTACTTCGACGGGGCGATGACCTCGGCCGACCCGGACCTCGCGAACGCGTGGACCGGCACCGCCCACGCCTCGACGTCCGCCGCACGCAGCACCCCGCCGACCATCGTCACCGGCTCGACCGCGTCCACCCCCCGCTCGTCGCAGTGGGCGGCCAGCGGCACCCGCTCGGTGCGGATCGTCGCCAGCCCTGCCGCCAACACCGGTGCCGCGTCCACGACCACGTTCGCCTACGTCGGCGGTGCGGCGACCACCGGGATGAACGCGGGGATGCTCGCCGGGCACACCTACACCGTGGTGGCGACGTGCAGGCTCAGCGGCGCGCAGGTCGGCACGCTGAACGCGCTCGCCCGACGCATCGTGGTCGTGCACAACAACGCGAACGGGTCGAACGGCGCAACCACGCTCTCCTCGGACGCCGCGCCGAACGCCGCCGGGATCACCCAACTGCGGTTCACGTTCACGCTCCCCGCCGACTCGGTGTGGGCACAGGTGCGGCTGTACAACGGCGCGACCGCCGGCAACGGCGACGTCTGGTGGGACAACGTGCTCCTGGTCGACGGCACGTACACCGGCGCGTACTTCGACGGTTCGACCGTGAAGCCCGGCGCAACGTACGCCTGGACCGGAACGGCACACGCGTCGACGTCGACGTCCGCCCCGGTGGTGACGACGACCGTCCAGAGCATCCGGCGGCTGTCCGGCGGCGGGTCCGTCGAGGTGTCCGCCGACGAGGAGACCGCGACCGTCGAGATGGCGCGGCTCGACGGCGAGGTGCCCAGCACAGCGACGTGCCTCGCGGAGGTGCGTCGGCTGCTCGCCGAGATCGCGAACGTGACCGTCCTGGCTGGGGTCACGGACGGGCCGCTGCCGTCCGGGTGGACGTACTCCGACTCGCGCATCGACGCCGTGGAGGACTTGCTCGCGTGCATCAACGCCACCCACCGGATGGGCGGGGACGGGTCCCTCGAAGTCGTCCCCGTCGAGGGTGTCGGGCCGGTGTGGACGCTCGCCGGCGGTGACGCCGGGGTGCTGATCTCCACGGTCCGCTCCCTGGACGACGCCGGCGTCTACAACGGCGTGACGTCCACCGGGGAGACCGCGGCCGGGCAACCGCTCGTGGAGCGCGCGTACCTGACCGGCGGCCCGCTGACGTGGGGTGGACCGTTCGGGAAGGTCCCGATGTTCCACCGCGCCATCGCCCAGACCCAGCCCGGGGTGTACGCCGACGCCCAGACGACGCTCGCGCGGCGACGCACCTCCGGCGAGGTCGACCTTGCGGTGACGTGCCTGGCGCACCCCGGTCTGCAGGTCAACGACCGGGTCACCGTGCTCGCCGCGACGACCGGTGCGGACGAACCCATCGAAGGCCGGGTGGTCGGCATGTCGCTGGGGTCGGCGTCGTCGCAGTCGGGCACCACCCCGGCCAAGTCGATGGCGCTGAAGGTGCGGGTGTCCGCGGACACGCTCGACGCCATCGCCACCCGGGTGCACCGTGGCTGACACACCCATCCCGGTCGTCCGGCTCGTTCCCGGCACCGTGGTCACCCTGCCGGACGGCGTCACCCTCGCGGTCAACATCGCCGGCACCAACCCGCCGGTGTGGTGGCCCGCCGGGTACATCCCCACCGCCGGGGACGCGGTCAAGGTGCTGATGGTCGACGGCATCGCGGTCGTGCACTCCCCGGTGATCGCCGGGCAGCGCCCCCTGACCGGGACCGTCGCCGGCGTCCCGGTCGACGGGCTGCTCCCGGTCACGACGACGAGCGGCACGATCCAGGCGCGCTACGTCGGCTCCGCACCTGCGAACGGCACGCTGGTGCGGCTCGACTGGCAGTCGACGTCCCCGTGGGTCTGGCCGTCCGCAGCGGCCAGCACCACCCCGCCGGTCGACCCGGGTGGCGGGGGCGGCCCGGTCGCACCACCGGCCACCCAGTCCGGCATCCACTGGGTCGCCGCCGGGGACTCCGGGACGTGGTCGGCGCAGGGCTGGTCGTCGTACTACGGCAACAACCTCACCCAGGGGTCATACGGCGGGGCCTCCTACACCGGGGCGTGGTTCTACGGCTCCGCACCGCAGCAGATCGCCGGCCGGGTCGTCACCGGTGCCCGGGTGCACATCGGCTCGCGCCGCCGGATGGGCAACTACAACGCCGACCTGGTGCTGAACATCTACGTCCACACCAACCCGACCCGACCCGCCGGCGACACCACCCGGGTGATGGGGCCGGTCAGCGTGACCCTGCCGCCGAACGCGCCGCCGCAGTGGGTCGAACTTCCCGCCTCGTACGGCCAGCAGATCGTCGACGCCGGCGGCGGGCTCGGCATCGCGTCAGGCACGTACGGCGGTGTGACGGGCGTCGGTGAGGACGCGTCCTCCGGGCAACTGCAACTCGACTGGAAGATATGAGGCACCCGCCATGGCAGTGACCCCCACCGGCCTCGTCGTCCCCGTCGGGTCTGAGGCGTTCGACCCCGCCACCGACATCACCGACCTCGCCACCTCGCTGACCGGTCGCATCATGGTGCCGGTCGCGAACGTCTCCGCCCGCAACGCGCTGTACGCCGCGGTGGGTGCGAGCGCGAGCAAGCCGCTGGTGGTGTTCCGGGCCGACGCGCCACCCGGGCAACAGGTCGAGTACACGACCGACAACACCACCTGGCGACCGGTCAACGCCGGCAACGGCAACCCGTACGCGATGGCGATGGGCACCGGGGTGCGCGTGTTCGCCGCCGCGACGTCCGGGGCGTTCACCATCAACCTGCCCGCGGGCCGGTTCTCGGTGCCGCCCGTCGTGATGATCGGCAACGGCAACCCGTCCTACGGCGTCTTCTTCGGCGCGTCCGCCACCACCACCCTGATCACCGCCCAGGGCTACGGCGGGGCGGCAGGGCTGTCCGTCGCCTACAACTGGGTCGCCCTCCAGGCGACGTCGACGAGCGCGGGCGGGTGATGCGGCCATGACCAGGACAGGTGACCAGGCGATCCAGTACGCGCTAGACCGCGTCGGAGGGTCCATGCCCGACAGTGGTCTCTGCCTCCAATGGACCCGGGAGCCGTTCGAGATTCCCGCCTACTACGCGTCCGCCGTCGACGCCTGGTACGGGGCGGACTACCGCCAGGTCGGGGACCGCAACCCGCCCCAGGCCGTCCCGGTCTGGTTCAAGTCTTCCTCTCCGTATCGGCATGTCGCCTTCCACTGCTACGACGGCGTCATCGTCAGCACGTTCAACGCCGAGATCAGGCGCTTCGAGTCCATCGCGTCCATGGAGTCCGTGTACGGCCCGTATGCGGGCTGGGGTCCAGGGCTGAACGAGGTGCAGGTGTGGTGGCCGACGACGCCGCCGGAACCGGAACAGGAGGACGACGTGCAGGCACTCATCTACACCGACGGTACGCAGACCTGGTGGCTCTACAACGGCCAGACCAAGCGGGCGCTGCGCCCCGAGGAACCCGCGCAACTCGCGGACCTGTCGATCATCACCCGCGAGGCCCTCGCGGCAGGACCGAAGTGGCTGCCGCCGGCCACGGTCGACGGCATCCCGAACGCGGGGGCCTGAGATGGCGAGCGACCCGGCCACGAACCCGGACCACGAACTGGACGTCGACCCGCAAGACCTCGAAGCGACCGACCCGGACCTGCCGCTCGCTCGCGTCGTCGCGCTGCTGCGTGCCGTCGCTGGCGAGGACGGGCGCGCCGAACTGCGGTACTGGCGGCTCGGCCACGAGCACGTCGTCCGGGTCCGGCGCGGGGCGGGCTCGGGAGCCTGACCGATGCGCCGCCGCATCGAATGGAGCCCGCCGGCGGTCGTCGCCGTCATCATCGTGGCGACGCTCGCGGTCGGCACGACGGCGGCGGTGCTCGTCGCCATCTGGCGCGGTGAGCCGCTGTCCACCCAGACCATCGGGATCATCTCCGTGGTCTGGGGCGCGCTCGCCGGTGGAGTGTCCGCGTGGCTCGGGGCGCAGAGACCGCCGAGCGAGAGCACGCTGGACGCACCACCCGTCAAGGAGGACACCATGAGCACCACCGTTCCCGAGCCCGTTCCGGCACAGCCCGACGAGGGCGACCCGAGGTCGCCTTCCGAGCCCGTCGTGCCCAACCCGGACGCACCCGACGAGGGCGACCAGGACGTGCCCACGCGCCGCTGAGAGACGACAGACGAAGGCCCCCGCCCAACCAGGGCGGGGGCCTTCCGTCGCGTGGTGAGACGGTCAGCGGATGCGGTCCGCGAGGTCGCTGCGCGTGGCCTGGTCGATCTGGTTGATCCACTGGTCGGTGTAGGAGGTGGACTTGGTCACCCAGAAGGTCCCGCCCTGCAGGATGCTCAGCAGGTGGTTGAGCCGGTCCCGCTCGTCCTTGCCCTCGGGCAGTTCCTGCGTGGCGGCTGCGTGCACCTGGTGCACCGTGCGCTGGCGTCCGACCGCCTCGACCAGGGCGTCGGTGTCGAAGGAGGTCAGGGCGTGGCCCTTGGCGATCTTCTCGTTGAAGCCCTCGACCACCCGGGCGACCTCGTTGAGGTAGCCCTCGGTGCGCCAGACCAGGTCGGCAACGATCCGGGCGATCTGCTCGTCGGTGCGGCTGGCGGTGTAGGTCTCGATCATGTTCATGGCGGTGGCTCCCCGGCGTGGTGCTGGCTTCCTGACACCACTAACTATACGCACGCCGTGCGTAATATGCCAGTCGACAGGGAGTGCTCCGCGTCACTTCGCCCGCGGCGCGCGGTTCCCTCGTCCGGGCCGAGCGGCGTTCCAGGCGTCGATCCGCTCCGCGGTCCAGCCGCGCGTGCCGCCGACCATCACGTCCGGCTCCGGCAGGCGGTAGCGGGTCAGCGTGCCCGGCACGACGCCGAGCCGGGCCGCGACCTCCTTCAGCGACAGGTAGTGCTTCGTCACGGTCTCGTCTCCTAGCGGCACGGGGTGCCATCGGCTTGTCCTGCAGGTGTGAACCGGTCGCACTCGGAGCACTCGGTGCACGGGCCGCGCTCGTAGCGTTCTCCGCCGTGCCACTCCACGAGGTGGTCGCGGCGGTGATGCCCGCAGGTGCACCTGGTCACGCGAGGGCCGCCCGCCACTTGCGGCCCTCGGCGGTCAGCCGCCGGTAGACCGGGCTGTCGGTGTCGGTGGGCAGGCTCAGCCGGGTGCCGTCGGCGAGCCGGGTGCCGTCCATGCGGTCCCAGACCCGGTCCCAGTCCACGCGCGGGCTGCTGTCCTGCCACTCCAGGCTGTCCCGCAAGGCGGCCATGACCTCCTCGGTGAGGTCAGCGGCCGTCTCAGGCTCCTGCCACTCCTGGCCCTCGTCGTCGGTGATGCGCTTCACGGTGTGCTCCTGTGCTGGGGGTCTCGGCTGGCTCCCCAAGGATACGCACGCGGTGCGCGTTATGCAACCTGGGCCAGGTCATGCTGGCCGAAACTCGCCGTCGTGCCTGTCTAACACCGACGGACACAATGCGGTAGGAAAGGGACCAGGCACGGAGAGAACCCGCGCCGCCGTTGATGAGGGGGTAATTCGTGAGCGTGCACGAGCCGCAGCATGTGGCCGACCCAAGCGCCGTCAGTTCCTGGTCGCACCACCTGCCCGACGACTTCCTGCTGTGCCGAGACCTCGGCCACCTCTGGCGTCCGTTCACCGCTCGGTACAACCCCGAGGTCCACGCTTACGAGCGGACCATGCGCTGCGGCCGGTGCAAGACCGACCGCGAGCAGACCCTGTCCCTGCGCGGCGAAGTGCTCCGAGGGCACTACACGTACACCGAGGGCTACCAGGCCCCGGCCGGCCAGGGGCGGCTCACCGGAGACGCGAGAGGCGCGCTCCGAATCGAATCAGTGACCCGGCTCATCGGGCACGACGAGGGGAACTAGAACATGGCACGCGAGGTCCAGATTCTGACCTGGTGCGACGTCTGCTACGCCGCAGAGGAGCACGTCCCGGTGGCCGCCACCCACGAGGTGATCGTGGACGGCAAGGGCTACCTGATCGAACTGTGCGAGGCGCACGAGGTGGCGCTGTTCAAGCCGCTGCTGGGGCTCACCGAGCACGCCGCTGACCTGGACAAGGTCAAGGGGAAGCAGCCAGCCAAGAAGTCAACCAAGACGACGTCGGCCCTCACCGCCAGCACGCGCACCCGGACGCGCACGATAGCGACGGGCACCGACAGGGCTCTGCCGGTCGGCATCGTCTGCCCGGTCGCGCACTGCGGGCAGCCGTACCACGGGCGGAGCCAGAGCGCGATGGAGCAGCACGTCCGCATCATCCACGAGGTCACGTTCGCGACCCTGCTCGGAACGGAGTGCCCGGTCTGCGGAGAGACCTACGAGATGGTCGGTGCGCACGTCTCGAACAGCCACCCGGAGGTTTCGACGCCAGCGCTCACGGGGATGACGGCAGCGTGGTGGTGGGCGTCCCAGAACGGCGACCCGCACGAGGTCATCAAGCGCTCCGGGCTGCTCCCGTTCGTCGTCGGAGCCGGGGATGACTGACGGCCCCCAGGTCGACTTCCCGCCGGCCATCGACCTGTGGCTGCTGCACGGCAGCATGGGCACGGCGGTGATGACGGCCGACGGGCCGCGCGTGTTCATGAGGCTCGCTGCGCGGCTCAACCACGGCGACGAGCAGGACGACCGGACCTACGTCCTCGACCAGGGGCAGGTCACCCACGTCATCGCCGGGCTGATGCAGATGGGCTGGTCCGCGTTCGGCCGGCGGTCGCTGATGGAAGGCATGGCGGAACACCTCGGTGTGCCGGACGACATGGTTCCAGGGGAGTTGTAGACGGGGGTCGGTCGGAGTGAGCGAACAGGGCGACGCGGCCTACGCCAAGGCGTACGAGGCGGGCTACGAGGAGGGGTACAACAACGGCTACGACGAGGGGTACGCCGCCGCGCTGGACGGCGATCCGGAGGAGGACGAGCGGCGTCCCATCGTGGACGTCATCGACTCGCTGTGAGTGATCCGCATCACACTGGATGCCGCGACGCGCTGACCTGCGGAAACGCACAGAATCGCGTCCGGGGGTAAGGACCGCGGGGTGGGGCCTCGACGCGACACAGGGCAACGTGTGGCCTCACAGGGGGTCATCCGAGTTGCCCGAATGCGCTCCGCCGGCCCGCGAGAACTTGCGTTCATCGGCTACGGTGTGCCACCGAGGACCCCGCCGTCCGCTTCCTGACAAGGCTCCCGGCGGGGTCCTCGCCATGTGCGGCGAGGGCCACCCGCCGGGCGGCTGGCCCGAGGAGGCGCTGGATGTCGCGGCGCTGCTCGTCGGTGAGCGGCGGCGCAGCATCGGCCATCGCCTGGCAGTAGGCGGATTCCTCGTCGGTCAGGTCTCGCATCGTCTGTCACCTTTGGACGCCGTTGTCCAACGACTCTAGACGGGCCGACCATCGGCGTCTACAGGGTGAGCGCGCCCTTGAAGGCCACCTTCACCGTGCGGTGGTCGAAGTCGCGACCCCGACCCTGCGGGTAGACCGTGGCGACCAGCAGGCGCTGGATCAGCGCGCGCTTCACCGAGATCGACCCCTCGGCGTCCCAGGCGGCCCGCGCACCGGCACCCGCGAACTTCGCAAACTCCGGCATCGGCTCCGCGACCCGCCGCCGCGTCATGAGCACCTGCCGGTCCCGGGCGGCCTCGTCGACCTCGGCGTCGTAGCGCGCCTCGGTCAGGCGGCCCTCCTTGAACTTCTTCCAGGCCATCCCCTCGGCGGCGTCCACCGCGTCCAGGGCGGCGTCGATCTCGGCCAGCGCGTCGGCGTCCCCTCCGAGCAGCGCGGGCGCGTCCGGCTTCGAGAGCCGGTCGAGCATCGCGCCCACCACGATGGCCTCGACGTCGTCCTGCTTGCGCCGCACCCCGTGGCACCCCGGCTTCACGCAGTAGTAGGCGTTCGCGCGGCCCTTGCTGACCAGCACCCGCATCCCGGTCTCGCACTTGCCGCACAGCACCAGGCCCGACAGCAGGTGGACCACCGAGCCGTCGTGGGCGACCGCTCGCCCCTTGGTGGTCAGCAGGTTGGTCACCCGGTCCTGCTCCTCGTCGGTGAGGATCGCGGGCCAGTCGCCGCGCTGCCCGGCGAGCACCTTGCCCTGGTAGACGTACCTGCCGCAGTTGCGCTCCCGCAGCATCACCAGGCGCAGGTTCGTGGAGTCCCACTCGCCACCCTTCACGGTCCGCAGCCCGCGCCGGTTGAAGTCCTGGACGATGGCGTACCGCGACTCCCCGGCGAGCATCCGGCGGGCGGCCTCCCGGATCACCCCGGCCGCGACGTCGTCCAGCAGGTCCGGTCCGCCGACCGGGTTCGCCCGCCAGCCGTAGGGGACCTTCCCTGCCCGACGGCCCTTCTTCGCCATCTCCGCCAGGGCGTCGGTGACGCGCTCGGCGGTGCGCTCGGCCTCGGCCGCGTCCCACGCGGCGACCGTGCGGGCGACCCCTCGGCCGTCGGCGGTGGCGTAGTTGTGCTCCATCGACTTCACGGTAACGATCTGGATTCCCGACTCGCCCAACTCGACGAGGTCTTCAAACTCGCGCGGGCGGCGGGTCAGGCGCGACTGGCTGTAGGCGAGGATCACGTCAAACTCCCCGGCGCGGGCGCGGGCAATCATGTCGTTCCACGCGGGCCGGTTCTTCTTCGTCTTCTTCGTGCGGTTCGAGGCACCGAAGTCGTTGTCGGTGAACACCTCGACCACCACCCACCCCGGGCGGTTCGCGACGAGCGCCTGGGTGTGGGTGTCCTGGAGGTCGACCGACTCCTCCAGGCCCTTCTTGTCCTTGGACACCCGGCGGTAGATCGCGACGCGCATGGTGTCGCCGGCGAGGAGGATGGTCATGGCGGTGGCTCCTTCGTGCTGGTCTTCCTGACGATCCGAAGGTAGCACCGACCAGGTTTCCCCGGGGGGAAGCGCGCGGGTTAAAACCTCTACGTCTGCAGGTCAGTCGGGTAGAGGGCGGCGTTCATCGCATCGACCCGACGCTGAAGGTCGCGCAGGTCGCCCTTCGCGACCATGACCACCGAGAGCGTGATGCCCGGCACCTTGCCGTTGAGCCAGTACCCGCCGAGGTGAGGTCCGACCGGCACGAGGATCGCCCCGAGGTTGCGGACCTTGGTGAGTTCCTCGCTCATCAGCAGCAGGGAGGTCTGCCACTCGCGCGCGCCGTCCACGATCAGGAACTCGAACCGCACGATGCCTCGGGCGAGTTCAGTGAGCCGTTCGGCGCTGGCCCTGCGGATGACCGTCACGGTTCAGTGGCTGCCATTGTTGAGGAGCGCGCTGCCGTCAGATGGCGTCAGCGAAATGATGAAACCCGCGACTATTTCCTGCTCGCGCTTCGGCAGGCGGCGAATCTGCGCGGCCAAGGCGTCCGCGCGGTCTGGACCTGCGCGGACGTCCCCCTTTGACCGGTAGCCAGCGGAGATGATCGCGGCGTCCTCGACGACTTCGATAGGTAGACCAAGCCCTGCGGAAAGGGCGGCGACCGTTTCCGGTTCAGCGGTCATGGGTGGCTTCTTGTTGATGATGAAGCCGATAGTCGAACGGCTCAGTCCGGTCAGGGCTGCGAGGTCGGTGTACGAGGCGCGCGTGCGCGCGCGGTAGTCGACCAGCAGTCGTGCCAGCCCGACGTACTGCTCATCCGGCTTGCCTGTCATGTGTCTAACGTTAACGGACACCCGTCGAATTGGACCCACGTTCGACCTGTGCGTCACTCGAACGAGACCGGCGTCCGACAGCCCTAGACGGTGCCGGCCAACGGTGTTAGACAGGACTGGTGACCCGCTACGGACCCCGTCCCCCAGTCGTCGTCGTCAAGCCCAACGCGTTCATCCAGGCGCTCGACGAGTCCGGCCTCACCGTGCGCCCGCTCGCCCACGCCGCCGCCATGCCGGTGTCCACCGTCGGCGCGATCTGCACCGCCGCGCGGCGCGCCGTCGAGGACAACCTGCCCGCCGAGGACTTCCCGCACACCACCCTGTTCAACGCCCGAGCCCTGGCCCGCGCCCTCGGCAGGCAGCCCGCCGACCTGTTCGCCGAGCCGTCGGTGATCGCCGGGGGCCTGCGGTGAGCGACGACCTGCCGGCCGGCGTCCGCGGGAAGTTGGTCCTGCCGGCCAAGGCGTACTCGCGCAACCGTGCACCGTGGCTCACCGCCCGCCGCGCAGGGATCGGCGCATCCGACATGGCCGCGCTGCTCGGGATGAACCCGTGGCGCAGTGCCGTCGACGTCTGGTTCGAGAAGACCGACACCACGCCCGTCACCGACGTCCCGCCGTCCGAGGCTGCCGAGTGGGGAACCGCCCTCGAAGACGCGGTGGCGCGCAAGGCCGTCGCCCGGCACCCGCACCTGGGCAAGTTGGTGCCGTCCCCGGGTCTGGTCGCCCACGAGGAGCACCCGTGGATGCTCGCGACCGTCGACCGGCTGCTCGCCCCCCGCCTGGTCCGGCCCCTGCTGGTCGACGGCGGCATGGAGGTCAAGACGACGTCGCCGGGCACCTTCGAGGAGTCCTGGCACCCGCCGCGCGCCGCGGAGCACGCCGAGCACGGCCGGCTGGACTGGCCGCCGTTCCCGGTGCAGATCCAGGTCCAGCAGCAGATGGCCGTCCTCGGCCTGACGCACATCTGGGTCGTCGTCCTGGTCGGCGGGCAGCGGATGCCGGCCCCGTACCGGATCGAGCGCGACGAGACCGTGATCGAGCAGTTGATCGAGTTCGGCGGCATGTGGTGGGACGAGTACGTGGTGAAGGGCTCCAAGCCTGAGCCGACCGTCGCGGACCGGGAGAACCTGTCCCGGCTGTGGCCCGGCGATCCGAACCTCGACCCCATCGTCGCGGACGACGACCTGGTCGCGGAGATCAAGAGGTTCCTGCGCGCCCGGCAGTTCAAGGTCAACGCCGAGTCCGTGATGGCCGACGCCAGGTTCAACGTCGAGAAGCGGCTGGGCGACGCGACCGAGGCCGTGGACGAGGACGGCCGGACGCTCGTCACCTGGAAGCCGCAGACCTCCCGCCGCATCGACACTGGCGTCATCCGGGACGAGTACCCGGACGTCGCCGCCGCCGCCACCCGCGTGATCGAGAGCCGTGTGTTCCGACCGAAGGAGATCGTGCCCGATGACTGAACTGGCGCAGCGCGTCGCCGACGCGCAAGACCCCCGCCGGGCGACGCTGACCGACCTCGTGGAACGCATGCGACCGGAGTTCGCGAAGGTGCTCCCCGCCCATCTGCCCACCGACGCTTTCCTGCGGCTGACGCTGACCGAACTGCGGACCAACCGGCTGCTGCTCCAGTGCTCGCCGGAGTCCCTGCTCGGCTCGCTGATGACCGCCGCGCGGCTGGGCCTGGAGCCGGGCGGGCCGCTCGGGCAGATGTACCTGATCCCGCGGCGGCTGAAGGACAAGGGTTGGACCGTCGTGCCGATGATCGGCTACGCCGGCCTGCGCGACCTGGCCTACCGCAGCGGCGTCGTGCAGGACGTCAGCGTGCAGGTCATCCGGTCCGGCGACCGGTACGAGGAGGGCGCGAACGAGTCCCGTGGCCTGTGGTTCGAGTGGTCTCCGATCCGGTCGCCGTTCGAGACGGACGACGAGGTGGAGCGGCCCATCGTCGGGGTGTTCGGCGTCGCACGCCTGACGACCGGCGGGACGATCTTCCGCAGGCTGACCCTGCGCGAGGTCTTGGAGCGCAAGGACCGCGGCTCGGCCGGGGACTCCGGTCCGTGGTCAACCGACTTCGAGGCGATGGTCCGCAAGACCGGCCTGCGCGCTCTGGCGTCGCTGCTGCCGAAGTCGGCCGGGCTGATGCTCGTGGAGCAGGTGGACGAGCAGCCCGTCGAGGTCCGGCCCCCGGGGGTCGACCTGCCGCTGTCGGAGGAGCCCGCGCCGGACGCTGCCGGCGACGAGCCGTGACGCCGACGCCGGCCGGGCACGCGGTGAAGGCCGTCGCGATCCAGGAGGGCCGCTGTCCGGTGTGCGACGAGCGGTCCCGGCGGCAGGCCACGTTCGTGGAGCGGGTCACCTTGTTCCGTCCCGCGGACGAGGCGATGGACCTGGTGACGGCGCGGTCCGTCGAGTGGGAGCCGGACTTCACGCACCGGCGGTGTGCCGAGGAGGTGCCGGTGTGAAGCGCGGGGAGCCGCTGCGGCGGTACACCCCGCTGACCCGGTCCACCCCGATGCGCGCCGTCTCCCCGGCACGGCGGGCACGGCTGAGGGGCTACGTCAGCGTCCGGACGGAGGTGTACGTGAGGTGCGGTGGCATGTGCGAACTGTGCGGGCTCGGGTTGAGGGCAGACGCGTTCGACTGCCACCACCGGCTGCGCCGCTCCCAGGGCGGCCTGGACGACCTCGCGACGTGCGTGGCCCTGCACCGGCACTGCCACCAGTGGGTGCACGACCACCCGCACCAGGCGATGCTCATCGGCTTCCTGTGTCCGTCCACCCACCGGGTGACGCACTGGCCGCTGCACCTGCACCGGCTGCTCTGGGTCCGGCCGGTGGGCAACCACTGGGAGTCGGCTCGCCCCACCTTCGGCCAGAGGATCGGTGACGTCCCATGAGCGAGACTGCGCACGCCCGACGCACCGACCCGGGCACCTCCCACCTGGCCGCAGCCGCGGTGGATGTACCGAAGCAGCGCGCCCGGGTGTACGCGATCCTGCTGGACCTCGGGGACCTCACGGACGAGGAGATCGCCAACGAGCACGAGCGCCGGACCGTGGTCTATGGGTGGCCGCGCGCGTCCGCGTCCGGGCTGCGCTCCCGCCGGCACGAACTGCACCGTGACGGGTGGGTGCTGCCCGTCATCGACCCGGCCGCACGGACCGCGCTCGGGCACCTGACCCTGCGCTGGCACGCGCTGACCGAGCCCGTCGAGGAGGCTGTCGAATGAGCACCGTCCTGCATGTCTCCCGGACGTTCTACGGCGGGGACAAGGAGCGGTTCCCGGAGTGCATCTGCGCGGAGCAACCGTGCACGTACGTGGTCCCCGACGTCGACTGCCCGCAGCACGGGCCGCGGTTCGGTAAGTCGTTTCGGGCCGGGCACGCCGAGCAGAACTGCCCGGCGAGGCAGCGGTGAAGCGCGGCGACCAGGTGTACCTGGTGAAGGACGTCAAGACGAGGTTCGGCACCTTCGCGGCGGGGCTCGCGGTCGACGTCGTGATCGTCAAGCCCGACGGCAAGGTGACGGTCCGGCTCGTCGGCCGGCACTCCGCGACGGTCCCGGACGACCACGTCAAGGAGCACCGATGGCCGACCGAGTGATCTACATCCCCGTCGAGATGTTCCCGGGGAGGGTGATGAACGCGAACCACCGGCCCACCCCGCACGAGCGGCACCGGGAGACCCGGTCGTGGCGGGACCTCGGCGTCGTCGTCGCGCGAGCCGCGCACATGCGACCGATGCCGCCACCCGTCCTGGTCGTCGCGGAGTTCCGGTACAAGACCAACCACATCCACGACACCGCGAACAACTACCCGACGATCAAGGCGCTCCTGGACGGCTTCGTGGAGGCCGGGATGCTCGCAGGCGACGACGACCGCCGGCTCGCTGGGCCGTGGCTCGTGCGGATGGAACCCAACGGCCCGCCGCTGATCCGGCTGACCCTCCGCCCGCTCCGTCAGGTGGCCGACGCCGCCGCTCTCGTCAGGGGGAAGCATGACCCTCGACATTCCACTGCACTCGGCCGTGGGGATCACCTACCGGCAGTTGGACCACTGGACGCGGCAGGGGTGGCTGCGGGCTGAGAACGCCACACCCGGGTCCGGGCACGCCCGGGTGTGGCCCCCCGGGGAGTTGATGATCGCCGGGCTGATGCGCCGGTTCACCCTCGCCGGCTTCTCCGCGTCGCGTGCCGCCGCGATGGCCCGCGACGCGTACGAGACCGCGGACCTCGGGGACGGCTCGTTCACCTTCCTGCTGGCTGGGGGGCTCGTGCTGTCCGGGCACGTAGAACGGGTGGCGTCGTGACGACCCGGATCGGACGCGGCGGGTGGGTGCGGGTGTGGCGCTCCATCGCGTCCGACACCGACTTCCGGGCACTGTCCGTGCCGGCGCAGTGGCTGTACTTCACCTTGCTGTCCTCGCCGGCCACCGAGTTGTGCGGGCGGACCGAGTGGCACGCGGGCCGACTCGCGACGCGGTCCGCATCGGCCGACCGCGCGACCGTGGTGGCGGCCGGGATGGAACTGTCCGAGGGCCGGTTCATCATCATCGACACCGGCACCGGGGAGGCGCTGATCCGGACCTACGTGCGGCACGCCGAGGTGCTGCGCAACCCGTTCCTCGCCAAGTCGGTGCGCGCCGGGTACGAGCGGCTGATGTCCGACCGCCTGCGCGGCGTCCTGGTCTGGGAACTGCGCCGGATGCATGTGGATAACCCCACCCTGCACTGGGGATCGCTTGTGGACGTGCTGGGGATGGACGCGATTGACCCGGGCGACCTTCACAGCATGTTCGACTCCGGGACGGACCCCGACGACTCGTGAGGTCTCCGCCACGAAGCCCCAGGTCAAGCGGTCCCCGGGGTAGGCGCTCGGGGTAGGCGCTCGGGGTAACCGCTTGGGGTAGGCGCTACCGGTAGACCTGTAGACATAAGGCTTTTGGTCACCTCTCGTAACCAAACTCACCAGAGCAAAGGTGTGGACAACGCGCATGTGGACAAGGAGCGCCCGATGACGCGATCCGGCGACCGGCTCGCCTTCACGACGGCCAAGCAGGACCGCGTCAAGGAGTGGTTGGTCCGCACCGCGAACGAGTGCGTGGACCTCGCCGTGCGGTACACCGAACTGCACGGCCGGATCGCTGGCGGCTCCCCGATGGGCGTCGCCTCCCCGTCGCCGTTCGGACGTCCGCCGTTGCGGTTGGACGTCGTCGACACCCTCCGCGCCGTCGAGGCGATGACGGACCACCGGGTGAACCTCGCTCGTGGCGCTCTGAGGCTCGGTCTGCGGCCCCCGGGTCCCACAGACCACCCGAGGACCGTTCGGGCTCTCACATGGCTCTCACGGGCGTTTCCGACGGTGATGGAGGCGGACCCGGAGACCGCACGGGACGCCGCCCGGGACGTGTTCCACTGGAACGCGCGCTGCGGGCTGTCCCTCGGGGTGATCCCGCGGGCGTTCCGGATCGCCGAGCCGTGCCCGGAGTGCGGCGGGGAGACGCTCGTCGCGGACCCGATGTCGTGGACGGTGACCTGCGTGCGGGCCGGCTGCCCGTACCGGGTGCCGGTGCAGACCGCGGTGACGGTGTGGTCCACGGGGTGACGCGTACCACATGAGGGTGTATTCCTTGGGGATGCTGTCCGACCGTGTTGGACGGCATTCCACTGCACGGGGGCGGAGTCAACGATGACCGAGGCTGGCTGGACGGCACCTGGAGACGACGGGCTGCTGATGCGCGAACCGGACGTGCTCATAACCGACACCGGCCCGATCCCCGTCGTGACGGTCTGGGACGAGGACGAGGGCCTGCGGGTGTTCCTCGGCAACCGCGAGCCACCACTGACCCGGTCCGGGCTGCGCCTGGTCGGACACGCGCTGCTCGCCTACGCCGAGATGCAGGACCCCAAGGTCCCCGAACGATCTGTCCCACGGGACTAGACGCGACCGGCCGACGGTGTTAGACACGGAGGCATGGACCGACTCGACCTGGACACCCCGGACCACGTTCTGAACGCCGCGACAGCGGACATCGAGAGCCTCTACATCCTCGACGGCATCTCGGACGACCTGATCGTCACCTTCCGCGTGTGGGACTCGATGTACCGCAGCGCCGTCGCCCGGGATCGCGCCGGGCTGGTGCACCGGTGAACGCGCCGGCGGTGCAGGCCGCGGTGGTGCAGCGGGTGGTCCCCGGGCACACCGTGGACAAGGGACCGGACGGCCAGGTCGCGGAGGGCTGGGGCGTCGCGTTCCAGGTCCGCCGGCTCGTCGTCGACCTCGCCGAGGGCGCGCACCGCAACGGCCAGTCCGTGGACTGGACGACCCTGGTGATCAGCGCTGCGCCGGCACCGAACGGGTCCGACGGTATCGTGGTCAGCGCGCGGGCGGGCACCCGGTGAGCGCCCCCGGGCTCGCCGCAGCCGCGCAGAAGGTGCGCGCCACCCGCGAGGAGCAGACCGCCGCGACGGCAGCCCGCGGCGAGGCGGAGACCGTCCTGGAGCACGCCCGGCAGGCGGAGCGGGAGGCCCGGCTCCGGTTCGAGGACGCGTGCGCGGACCTGTACGCGGCGGCGGTCGAGGCGCAGCCGTGATCGCGTTCCACGGTGGAGCCCCTGGGTTGCGACCCGGCGACTGGATCGTGCCTCGCTCGCCGGAGGACACCGCGCACTTCGTGGACGGGTGCCCGGTGTGCGAGGCGCGGCGTCGCGGCGAGCGGCTTCCGGAGGACGACCTGGACCCGACGCTGGTGTACGTGACGACCGAGCGCGACTACGCGACGGTGTTCGCGGACGGCTACCCGCGCGGCGGGCTGTACCGGGTGGAGACCCAGGGCGAGTTGACGCCCTCCCCGGACCCGGTGCCGTCGTGGGGTGTGCCGCGCGCGCGGGTGGTGTCCGTGCTGGACCGCCTGGTCCGGCTCAGCGTGCACGACCGGCGTCGGCTGCAACGCCGCTACCTCGGCCGGTGACCCATGCGGCTCGTGGACCTGTTCTGCTGCGCCGGGGGTGCGTCCGCTGGTTACGCGCGCGCAGGGTTCGAGGTGCGGGGCGTCGACATCGTGAAGCAGCCTGAGTACCCGTACCCGTTCACCCTGGGCGACGCCCTGCGCGAAGACCTGCGCGACGCCGACGCGATCCACGCCTCGCCGCCATGCAAGGTGCACACCCCGCTGCGGCACACCGCGCGCCGGGAGATGAACCACGTCGACCTGATCGGCCCGACGCGCGACCTGCTGGTGGCGACCGGGCTGCCGTACGTGATCGAGAACGTGGTCGGCGCTCGTCCGGTCATGCTCGACCCGGTCTGCTACTGCGGGTCGTCGTTCGGGCTCGCGGTGCGTCGCCACCGACTGTTCGAGTCGAACTTCCCGCTCGTCGCGCCAGCGTGCGACCACGCCTCCCAACCGGTCGTCCTGGGCGTCTACGGCACGGGCGGATCGGACTCCGGGCGCGCCGCACGAGGGGGAGGTGGTGGGGTGAAGGTCTCAGGCCGTGCCGCCGCCGACGCGCTGGGCATCGACTGGACGACCAATCAGACCCGGCTCTCCCAGGCGATCCCCCCGGCGTACACCGAGCACATCGGTCGCCAACTGCTCGCCGTCCTTCAGCGGTAGCCGACAACCGCCCGGCGCTCGGCGTAGCCCTCAGCGGCGGCCAGGGTGCGGAAGGTGTGGCGTTCCACGCCGTTGGTCAGGGTGGTGAAGGTGCCGTCCGGGTTCGCGGTGACGACGGTGTTGGGGGTCACGGTCAGGCCCCCTTGAACTTCGGGTTCGGCTTGCGGAAGGTGATCGTCATCTGGCCGGGCTTCGTCTTCAGGAACCCGCGGCGGTACTCGGTGGCGACCTCCCAGCCGTCGTCCAGGTACTTCTGACGCTCCTTGGCCCCGGCGCTCGTGGTGCCGCTGAGGGTGACGGTCTTGAGGATGAACGGGTCGCGTCGGCTCACGTCACGCCTCCGCAGCGTCGGTGGCGGCGACGGTGCGCTCGGCGTCGCGCAGGTCGCGGTTGGCGTTCACCGCGTCCACTCGCGCCTCATCGAGCGCGGTGCGAGCGTCCAGAGCGCGGTCGGTGACAAGCCGGACGAGTCGCTGCGCGGCGGCGAGGTCGGCGTCAGCCTGGCGCATCTCGTGCTCGGCGTCGTGCACGCTCGCGCGGTAGTGCTGGGCGACCTCGCGGAGGTGCGGGAGAATCTTGGTGCGGTACTCGTCGAGCAGGGCGGCGTCGAGGCGCGCCTCGCGGTCGGTGTCGGTCATCGGGACAGGCTCCTTCGGGTTGTGGGTGAAGCGGGCGGGCGGGGCACGAGGCCCCGCCCGGCAGGTCGATCAGGCGAGGTAGGCGGCGGCGACCGCGGTGAGGACGTCGATCCCGGTGGCCCGGAAGGTGGCCTGCGGGCCGGTGAAGACCTCGTTGGCGGTGCACGCGGACAGGATCGTGTCGGTGTCGTTGATCGCGATCCAGACCGCGCGGCTGCCGGAGACGATCAGCACGTTGCCGCGGTAGGCAGGCTTGATCGTGGCGGCGATGCCGCCGTGGGCGAGGGTGTCGACCAGCCGGACGGCGAGGGCCATGGCGGGGTTCGCGGTGGTGTTCATGGCTCCATCATACGCACGCGGTGCGGGTTATCCCTAGTGGGCCGCGGGTGATCCGTCACAGCCAGAGCCCGTCGTGGCGGACCACCTCGACTACCTCCCAGGTCCACCGCCCGGCCGTGCCGCGGTAGGAACCCTCGTACTGGCCGCCGGTCTGGTACGTCGTGGCGTACGGCAGCCAGCCGATCAGCGTTCCGGCGTCGGCGATCACCTCGGTGACCTCCAGCAGGTGGGTGCGGCCGTTGCGCCGCACCCGGACCACGTCCCCGGGCTCGATGGCGGTCACGCCTCCGTCCGGACCCAGGCGGTGGTCCCGGGCTTCTTGGCGGAGGCCGCGGTCTGGACCAGACCGGCCTCCGCGAGGGCACCGAGCAGGGCGCGGATGGTGGCGACCGGCGGCGCGGCGGGGAACAGCGCGCGCTTGATCTCGGCCGGGGTGCGCGGCGTCGAGGTGACGGCGTCGAGGATGACCCGCTGGGCTCGGGGGAGGTTCTCGGTGGTGGGCATGGCTCTAGTATACGCACGCGGTGCGCGTTATGGGTAGCGGGCGAGGAGTGCTCCGCATCACTTCAGCCCTCGCACGCCACGCTCGTCGCACGCGGTCTGGACCTCACCGGCCGAGCCGCTGGCGTCCTCCATCGCGGCGCGCACACCACCGAGGTCACCCTCGGCCAGTGCGCGCTCGGCGTCCCGGACGTCCTCGCGGATGCGGCGCAACCACTCGCGCACCTCCGCCTTCGTCATGGGTCGGTCGGCGCTCACCGGGCGTCCCTCTCGGCAGCAGCCTGTGCCTGCTTCCTGGTCTGGTAGGTCCCGACGAACTTGCCGTCCACCTTCAAGACCCAGACGTGGCCTGCCTGGTGTGCACCGTCGCCCTCCTTGGTGATCTCAACTCGTCCGTCGGGGGTCGGTTCACTCGTTCGCATGGGACCTACTATACGCACGGGGTGCGGGTTATGCCTAGCGGTGGGGCGTGTCGGTGTTGCTCCAGCAGGGTGACGTCCATCACTATTAGACGGTGACCACTGACCAGGGGGACGACATGGACACCGACCTGCTCGCGCTGCTCGCCCGCGGCGTGCCGTGGCTGCTCGCCAAGGAGGCCATCGCGAGCACCCGGCTCGACCGCGACGAGACGCACAGCCTGGACGAGCGGTGACCTCCCGGCGGGTCCACACGCTGCGGTGGTGGGCACCAGCCGTGAGCGTCGGTGCCGGTGCCGCCATGGTCGGTGTCGGGTCGTTCCTCGGGGGCGACCCGGGCACCGGCATCGTGATGCTGCTCCTGGGCGGCATCCTGGTGCTCGACCGGCAGGCCACCCGCGAGCAGTTCAAGTCCGGCTGGGCGCGCGGCTTCAACGACGCCATGTGGGCGTTCCACGAGGCCGGCCAGCACAAGGTCCCCGAGATCGTCACCCGGCAGTTGATCCACGGCACCGTGATCCCCGAGCCGTGGGACCCGGCGCGGGAGCCTCCGAACTTCGTGGTCAACATGACCTGGACGAAGCGCGACGGGACGGACGACTGATGGCACGCCTGATCCGTGACGCGTTGCTGCACACATCGGTGGTGACGAACTACGCCGACGCACCCTCCTACGCCGAACCACGCGGGCGGAGGACACTGGACGAGAGGCCGGCGCTGCCGGTCGAGGTGATCCGCCGCTACCCGGCTCGGCAGATCGAAGCGGCGCTCGACGCGGCCGACGGCGACGTTCGGCGGCTGGTGTTCCACGAGGACCGCAGCATCGAGGTGTTGGCCGAACCCAGGGGGAGCCGTGGACGACGAGGACTACCAACCGCCGAGTGACCAGCCGCTGAGCGTCGCGGTGGTCGACGGCCGTGACGCGCTGGCCTACGTGATCGTCCGGCCGACGCCGACCGGTGGCCTCGACGTCGAGGCCGCGTCCAGGGGCCTGTCGAAGGCGGAGGCCGCCTACGTCCTACGCCGGGTCGCCAGCCAGTGGGACCCGCCGCCGATGAACCCGGACTGCGTCGTCGGTAAGCACACCTCGTGCGCCGGGGACGCGTGGGACGACGTCAACGACGAACGGACCACCTGCGGGTGCGACTGCCACGGAGGGCGCGGGACATGAGCATCATCACCGCGGCCGACGTCGAACGGATGGCGGCCCTGGAGTACAACGAGCACGGGCCTGGGACCTTCGCCGGGCTGGACGAGTCCGAGCGGGAGGCGCAGGTCCGCTGGGCCTACGACCTCCTGCAAGGCACCTTCCCAGGCAGATGCATCGGGGACCGGCACGTCACGCCGCACCGCGGGTGCACGCTGCGATGACGGAGTCCGACGACCGGCAAGCCCGGGAGTGGAACGCGTTCTACGACCAGCAGGTGGAGCGCGGCCTGTGCCCGTACTCGGGACACGCCATCGTCTTCTGCCACCTGACCGACCTGTGCGACTGCTTCGACTTCCCCGAGGAAGGACCGTTCATCCGTGAGTGACCACCAGGTGCTCGTCGACACCCTCGCGGCTGCGCAGGCTGTCGAGCGTCCGCCCACCGTGATCCGGCGGTGGGCACACCGCGGGCTGCTCACCCGCTGCGGTGCGGACCGGCGGGGCCGCACCCTCTACGACCTCGCGGAGGTGTTCGATGTCGACCGACGATTCCGACGACGACCGACGACGTGAGCGTCCCCGACGCGGGCAACCGCTGTGGGTCCCGTTCGCGCTGGCGTTCGCGGCAGGGTTCGCCGTCGGCTGGGCTGTGCTGGTGTTGCTGTGGACGTGGTGATCCAGGTGAGCCTGCCGCACGCCACCTTCGGGCTCGTCGTGCACGACGGGTGGGTGGTCGACGCCGCCCCCATCGCACGGTGGGCCATCGGGAAGCGCGAACGGTACGTCGCCGACTACTTCCGTCGCCGAGGGGCGCGGTTCGAGAGAGTGGAGGACGCATGAGCCGTGAGGTGATCGCCCCGGCGCGGGTAGCCGCCGCCGCCGCAGCGCTGGACCGGCACCGGTGGAAGACCATGGGCGTCGACTCGACCCTGTGCGAGTGCGGCGAGGTGGTCCACGGCGACGCCGCCCTGACCACCTTCCCCGCCGACGTGGCGTTCCGGGAGCACATCGCGGTCGCCATGCTCACCGCCGCCGGGTTCACGGTCGAACTGTGAGCGACCCGCACCCGCTCGACGACCTCGCCCACACGTACTGCCGCGCTGGTGTCCACGGTGACGAACTGGAACGCGCGCTGCACTCGCTCGGCTGGGCGCGCGTGATGGACAAGACCACCTGGCTGCTCGTCGACGCCCTGCATGGGCTGCTCGGCCAGATGCTCGACCACGCCCCACCCGACATGCCACGCATCCACGACGGACCACCGGAGGGCTCGTGAACAAGACGCTTCAGGTGATCGGTGCGGTGCTCGCCACCGCGGTGGTCATCGGCCTCGCGTGGTGGCTGATCGCCGCCACCCTCAACCCCCCGGTCGGTCCGCTGTGAAGGACGACCGGATCACCGCGGAGATGATCGAGAAGTTGGCGGCCAAGGCTGCCGAGGAGGCGTGCCCGGTGTGCGGCGCGGTCGGCCAGATCACGGTCACCGAGAAGTGGGTGCCGACGCCACCGTCGCACCCCACCCTGCGGTTCTCGCGCGGCCCGCGCGGCTTCCCGCTGTGGTTCCAGTGCAAGGCGTGCGGCAGCGGCGTGCGAGTCGCTGAGATGCCGAAGGGGTACCGAGGGTGACGCACTACGACCGGGCCGGACGACCCATCACCCTGGACGAGTGGCTGGCCCTGGTCGCGGACATCGAGGGCAAGCGAGTGGCCGCCGCCGACGTGGTCACCCCCACCGGTCGGTGCCTGTGGGTGTCCACCGTCTGGCTGGGCATCGACTACTCGTTCGGCTACGGGCCGCCGCTCATCTTCGAGACGATGGTGTTCGAGCACGGCATGGCCGACACCTCGTACGGCGAGCGGTACGCCACCGAGGTCCAAGCCCTGGCCGGCCATGCTCGGGCGGTGCACGCCGCCCGAGAAGGGTTGCTGGACCCCCACGACAAGAAGGCGGAGCACGGATGAGCGACATCGACTGCCCGCGCGCCAAGTCCGCGATGACGCCGTGCATCGCCCGGGACGGCCGGTCCGCGCTGGCCGACGACCTCCGGTGCGTCGGCTGCAACGCTGAGCCGCTCCCGCTGCTTGACGACCTGCTCGCCAAGATGGGCGGCAGCGATCTCGTCGGCCTGCCGCGTCCCGAGCAGCAAGCCGACCTGCTCGCCGCCTACGTCCGCCTCTACGTCGACCGCAAGGAGACACCCCATGACCAGACCACTTGACGTCCGGCTCCGCGAGTATCGCGACATCCTGCTGCACACCGCGGACGACATCGACGCGACCCTCGCCCGGCTGCCGTCCCAACCGCGGGACGACGACGACCGGGAGGCCCGTGCGGTGCTCGGCTCGGTCGCGCAGTTCCAGCGCAAGTACGCCGAGGACATGACCACCCTGCTCATCGGGGACGAGGAACTGGAGTCGTGGGCCATCACCGGGGAGTTGCCACCAGGCGGCGGCCCGCTGTGAGCGGCGACCTCGCACACCGGATGTACGACGAGCCGGTGGCGTGCCCGTACTGCGGTTACCAGATGGACGCCACCACCGCGGTCGACGGCCCCGGGGACAAGGAGCCGAAGGCAGGCGACGTCGCGTTCTGCATCGCGTGCGGGCGGGTCGCGGTGTTCACCTCGATCCTCGGGCGGCTGCGACCGGTCCCACCCACCGCGGAGCAACTCGCGGAGTACCTGGCGGACCCGCGCATCGGCGGCATCATCGACGCCTGGAACGTGGTCCGGGCTCGCCATCTGCTCGGTCGTCAGGGATGGCCGGGGACTCCAGGTTGACGGCACCCTGCCGTCTAGGAACACTGGTCGCCAGCGGGACAGGTGTCTCTCCGGGAGGGTTCCCCTCACCCGGCGGTAGCCCGGACCGCACGCCGGCAGACCGGGACGCGACCCCCCCTGGGCAACGTCCCGGTCTGTGCGTCCGCCGGGGGTGAGACGTGAGCGACCCCACCCCGGAGCAACTGCCGGTGCACCACCCGCCGAAGGCCGACCCTGAACTGCAGCCGTACGCACAGTGGCGGCAGGACGAGGACCGCGGTGCCCGCGCCGCTCACGCCGACGCGCAACTCCCACCCGAGGACCGCACCCCACCGGAGACCATCGTCACCGA